ATAATATATAAAAATATTACCATCTATTAAATAATCTGTAATTAGATTTCGTTTAAAACTATTTATATCCTGAAAAGGATTAGGCGTGCGATTGAGAAGTACGTCTACTTTTGCTCTCTTAACACCTGTAGTCACACCTTTAAAAGAGTTAATAGGACTGACGGCTGTAGGTATTTCTGCAGCATCATCTACTATCATATTTACACCACGGTTGACTATTTCGAGCTCTTCGTACATTCTCTCGTAATTAATTGTACGTTCGCGAGAGCTTTCAATTTTACCACCGTCCAAGTACTGAGCTGGATTCAGTTTTTCGGTACGTCCTAATATTTTATCATACCATGCCATGTTTTTCTCTCTGAATCTGTACCCATCGCATTTGTTTCTTTGCTGTTCCAAGTGCGGGATCTTTGCCGTAAACTGAATGCAATTTTAAATGGTGCATATGACATAGTGTAGCAGTATGTTCATAAAGCTCTGCTTGATGCTCCATAATGAAGTCATCTCTCAGTGCTTGTATATATTGGGGGTTGTGCTTATTTTTTGTAATCCACTGATTTAGTAAAGGAGTTAAACTATAGAAGTGATGAAAATCTAAAGGGGCTTTTGCATCGCAAATCTCGCAAGCGGGACCTTTCTCATACCGAGATTTTGCCTTATCTCGTACATACTTTACTATATCTCGTTTTAACTGGGGCATTGTGGTTCCAAAACTATATTATTAAAAGAATTATATCTTCTTTAAGATCTATTGTCAAATACTATTTTTGAGAAGGTATCTCTAGAATGTGGTGTTTGAGGTAATAAAGGAATATAGTGCGTATCTCATTGCATCTGCCATATGAGACGAACGATCGTGTTTTGGTTTTTCTTTAAGTAGATTTGGATTTGGATCCCATTGATAACTTTCAATAGAATATAAACTTTCAGCACAGTGTTGGTCTATTAATAAGTTTTCATTATCTACAATACCTGCCAAATGTCCAATACCGTCTAGTAAAGACTTTTTTGCATTAATAGTACTAATGCCATAATTTTGTGCTAAGTCAAATCGAGTTTGTTGAGCTGCGGAGTCAATATAAATATAATCAATATCCCACTTATCAATAAGTTTTTGTATCTCTAATGAATGCTGTTCGGTTGTTCTTTCTGCATTCATATACTCATCTACAAGATAAAACTTTTCATTGTCCCAGTCATATGCGATTACACAAAAAGCAGTCGGGTCTTTATACCCTACGTCAAGTCCTGCAAATACATCCATCTTCGAAGTGTCAAGTTCTGTAAAGTCACCTACGCAGGTTTCAAAATTAAAGTTCCAAACTTGTCCCTCATAGGTATTAAAATCTGCTTCGTATTCTTGTCTAAATTCTGCTTCGGACATCGACTTTCGTGCTTCTGATACATCGCTTTCACTCATTCGTGGGTTATCACGATAAGTAGCTTTTATAGAACACCACTCTGGAAATTCATCAGAGTGTCCCCGATTCCAAAATTGTGAAAACCAATTATTGCGTCCTCGTGGTGTAGAAATAAATATGGCTTTTGAATTAGGTTTGTCCAAGGTGGGTCGTAGTGCTACATTGAAAGCATCTCTACCATCTGCAAGGGCAGCTTCGTCGAATATGATAAGATCATAAGAGCGGCCGACGCAAGAATCCACTTGATTAACAGAGCCCATTCTAATAGTAGATCCGTTAGATAGTTCGATAACTTTGTCTTTTGCATTATCTTTCGTAACCTCCAGCTCAAAATGCTTTATTAACTGTCTTTGTAAGTCAAAAGAAATCTGAGACAACGCATAGTTAGGAGACATAATGAGGATGTTGGAGCCAGGAACTAAGGATACTACCTGGCCAACGATGTTAGCGATGTAAGTTTTGCCTTGCCTTCGGGAGACTGCAGCGCAAACAAAACGATACTTCGGACTATTAACTGCGTTAATAATTGCTACCTGGGATGGTAGTGGTGTGACGTTCAATAGTTCCAAATATGGATCTATGGGAAGCTTAAGAAAGCGCGTCTCAGATTGTAAGTCAAACAAGTAATCGCCTGTAATATCAGCACGACTGATTTCAATTGCCATTTTATTTTCTTGCCATGTAAGCTTGCGCTCCAAAGTACATACCGACTATGGACGCCTGCGATAAAAAGATCATATCACTCATAGAACTCCAAGTGTCTAATTTACTGTCTGGAATTACGAGGGACATTAGTGGGTATGCACACATTGCGAGTATCGCAATCCATGCCATTTGTTTTTGAGAATGTGCTTTTTCTTCACGTAACTCAAGCTCTACCATTTCGGAGGCTCTTGCTAACTCAGCATCTGTCACTATCCCATCCCCATCTATATCATATTGTGCGAATTTACTTTTTATTTCTAGTTTTTTCATTTATTTCTCTGTAGCAAGCTCAAGAATTGCTTTGTTCCATTCAAGATCTATAAGCTCTGCATCTTTTTCAACTACGATGGGGTTGCACTTTGCTGATTTTGCCGGACTATAATTATTATAACCACGAGTTAGCTCTTGGGCTTGATATCTACATTGTTCCAAGAACTTGTAAGTGAGCACAGGCGCATTTTCCCCTGATGCTAATATTACTATCAGCGCATATGCCCACATAGTTCATTAGTTCGCTTTCAGCATAATCTCTATTAACTGCTGAAGTTTTGCATCAGACTCTTTTGCAGTCTCAGCTTGGTCAGATAAAGAAGATACAATAGCTTCAATTTTAGCTTGATTTACTTTTGTTAGCTCACCATTGCTATTGGCCCTTTGTGCCGTTTCTTCTACTACTCGCTCTATTCTTTCTACCTCTGCTTCTGTTGCATCTGCACGAGCATTTGCTGCGCCCCATGCTACGGCTACAGACAGTATGGCTGCTCCAATTGGAAGAGCCCATGTTGGTACAGTAATTGTTCCTTCACTCATTATATTCTCCTACCATTTTACTTTGTCAGCCCAATAAGCGGCGGACATTTTTCCTTTTGCTATATTTTTTGCGTGGCGAGCTTTAAAGCTTTTGCGTTTTGCTTTCATTGCAGCGGACTCTCCAGCCTTAGGTTTTCCAGCGGTACTAGCTCCTTTTTGTCCGAAACGAATGGTTTTTATCGTTGAACCAACTTTGGCTACTACAATATGACTTTTCTTTTTATGCGACGGAGTTCTCTTCGGTTTATTAAAGCCTGTCACTCCAGCTCGCTTTAAACGAGGATCTTTTTTACGCACTGCTTTTTTACGTGGCATTAAACTCTCCTATCGAGTATCAAGAGGCTCTCCCTCTTGACCGTCTGATTCTCCTAAAATAAAAGCTATTCCTTCCTCTTCTGTTTCAAAAGAAAATCCTACACCATCAAATGTAATACAGTATCTACCGTTTTCATCTATCCAGTTGTGTTGTGTACCTGCCATTATTCACACCTGCAGGGAGCACACTCACATATCTCACATTCGCAATTCATTTCTTTTTCCCCTTTTTGCGTTGCCTTACCATTGTGCTGACATTAGTCGGCTTACCCTTAACGCCTTGAGCTTTTGCTCGTTTACGTCTTACAGCAGACTTAATTTGAGCTTTGGTCATACTGTTGGCTTTTGAAAGCGGTACACACTTAGGATATCCCTTTTTACCTTTCTTTGCTTTAGAACGTCCACAGGCTTGAAACTTACCGTTTTTCTTCGGTGCTCCAATGTTTACCCACTTTTGTTTAAACCATTTACTAAGTCCACCTGCTTTAGCCACGACGGTATTTACCTCCTGCTTTCTTATACTCTCTTACTAAGTAAGCGTTCGCGTAAGCTGACGGATAAACCGCAAACTTTCGTTTCGTCTTCGCCTTTGTTCTGGCGTAAAGCTTTTTGTTAGTAGGAACGTTTCTTGGTTTTGCTGCGCTTTTTCGTCTTTTTCTTGCCATGAGCACTATCCTTCATAAGCTTGCCCCCAGCCATAAAATGAAAACCTTTTGGAGCGCGTTTACCTTGATAAGTTTTTTTACGCATTATTTCTTACCCCGCTTCTTTCTAAGAATGGCGGCACGCAGAGCAGCAGGGAGCTTTTTTTGCTTTGCTGTTAGTCCGCCTTTTCCCATGGTTTTTTTCTTTTTACCTTTCTTTGGCTTTTTCTTTCCTGCGTGATATGGCATATTATACTCCTATTAGCTTGAGCCCTTCAAACGTTGCTAGTAGTACAGTAACGAGTGTAGACATGGCTCCACCGAATATTTTCAAGTATCTCATAACTTCTTCCATTTCATTCTTTTTCGAGACACGTTTCTTCACCTCCTCGCGCGCTCGTAACCTTTTGCACTCACTTTGGAACAATAGCCAGCGGTTCCACATATCGGGATCTCCGCTTTGGTATATCATTACTTCTTTTAGTTTTATTTCTTGTTTACGTAGCTTCTCAAGCTCCATAAAATGTTGAATCTGTGTACGGGAACCGCGCTTATTCGAACTACGAGCTAAAACGGCCTTGTTGTTAAAGTAGTCTGCACAAGTACCTGCTATATCACCTAAGTCCTTTCCGTGTTTTAAGGCTTGAGTAATCGTACCGAGCGCAACGTTTGCAGCAGCAATCTCGGCAATCATTCTAACCTCCCATTATTTGCATCCCTTCAAAGAGTATGCCTAACAGACCTAGGATAATAGTTCCTCCTATTGCCATCATACGATTTTCAATACGTTGAAGAAACGTAGTATTGTCTTCAACGCGGGCAAAAATTGTCTTCCAACGTTCTTCACATTGTGCTTCGTGAGTTTTAAATGCAATTTCTAGGTCATGGTTTTCCATTAAGTAGTTTCTCCATCAACTTACCATAGTTGCCTTGTCCAAAAGGTACTTCGCCATTGATTTGGACATTTGTTTGGTTTTTAACGGAGCTTGATTCAACTTTAAGCAATTCTGCCTGAGCCTTGATCTCGTCCATTCTCATTTTATGTGCCATCTGAAGTAAGTCTGCTAAGTCTTTACTAGAGTATACTCCAGATTCTTTGGCTTCTTCGAGTTTGGATTCTATCATCTCGTCTAATAAACTGCCAATGTTATTACGATTACGATATCCTAAATCAAGATAAACAGTATCAATGTACTTTTTAACTTCTCGTTTGTTTAATAAGTCTACTACTTTGTCTTCGCCAACTTGTAGGTAGTCGCATACAGCTCGAATATTTCCGAATTGCAAATAGCTATTGGCTATCTCCAGACCTTCGGGAGAAATTGTAGTAAGTTCTTTTGACATAGAATTAATTATACGCAGGCGAAAGTAAAATGTCAAGAACTATTTTTGGAATGCTAATCGGAGAAAGTGTAGCGAACTTCTGTTTCGAGTTTGTGTTTCCAATAATCCACTTTATTGCTTTCCACTTTTCCTTTTATTGTGAGATTGGGGGTGGGCCGAAACTTGTATCCCATTTCAGCAGAAATTCCATCGGTACGATGGCCCATCTCAAAATAATAATTTTTTGAAGTTTTGTATCCCAGACGTAAATGATCGGTGGTCTTTAAAGAATCGCCCAAATTACGGAAGGCATCTTGGTGTTTCCACTCGACATACGGAGCGGCGGTTGTTGAAATTGTAAAAATTGTAAAAAAATATAAAAAATTTTTCATAATTTGTTTTTCCTGTTTTTGATGAGTGAAGGTCTATTATAACACTTTTCGGTTTCGCTGTCAAGAA